GCTTAACTTCGCCTTTGTACTCACGATGCTGTAATCCTAGATCAGCAACGTACACTAGCCGTGCCTCGTGATCGCCAGGTTTCATGTTATCGTACACTAGAGTGCTTGCCTCAGATGTATCACCTTTGCGTGTTAAACTCATTTCATTCTCCTAATGCACTTCTGAGTAATCGTTTCCGAACTGTACATCTACATCCAGTTCTCTGTTCAGCTTTAGTGTGCTGTTCACTCTTTGTACTGCTCGTTTCAATAAAGCCACTGTCTTATCTCTCCTACCTTTGTGTACTTCGAGTATTATTTCATCATGGAACTGTGATGTCAACTGTTTTCTCTCCTTTTGGATGTAATGAACCCATAAATCAAAGCAATACACACCTGTTCCTTGATTCAACGTGCTGAAGATGTCCTTCTCGTTTCGTAATGAGTACCATAACTCCGATACTGGGTTCCATAACCAGAGCTTTCCTTCCACTGACTTCGTTATTGTATTCTTAGACACCGCTTTGATCGACCAGTTCCGTTCCCAGTAAACTTTATGTATACCGGATGCTACTTTTGTGCTAACACCTAGCTGCCTAGCTAGTCCACGGACACCTGATCCGTATGTACAAGCATAGTTTCCACCTTTGTACAAGTGCCGTACGTCGGAAACTGTATGATCTCCTGCTTTGTAAGCAAGTACTTCTGCCCCCGTAACAGCCCCGCTGGACTCTGCAAGGTCAAGATGAGGATCAAAGTCATCCTGCATCATATCCTGAACGTACTCAGGATCATAATCCCACAGGTAATGCTGCTTAGTCCTATCCTCAAGGCTGCACATATCAGCACCCACGAGTTCAGTGTCATCTCTACGGGCTATGAACAATGCACGTATCTGCTTGCCGTACTGCTTACGTGGTGACGGGATGTTAGCGCAGGGCTTACGGTGCTTGAATCGCAGAGTGTTAGTCAGCCCTTGTATCTCAGCTTTAACGAAGCCATCTTCTTGTGCATCAAGGATAGCTTGTATGAAGTCAATCCTGTGCTTGTGGATGGTGAACATCTCAAGGTGCTGTAACTCAGGGTTAAGGGGTATCATCCTCTTGACACTAGGGCATAACTCGTCTTCATCCTTAACCTGAGGTATGCCTTTCTCACCATCGTACTTAAAGGTACAGGGAACCCAGCCAAGCGAGAACAACCACTTCTTAACCTGTACAGTACCACCTGGTCTTGGAGGCAATGTACCTACCTGTACCCGTATCCTGTCAGTGCTTGTGGGTACGTTATGCTCCTCGCACCGTGCATCCCACTTCAAGCCACTCTTTGACCTAGTGCCGTCCGTCTTAAAGGGCTTAGCTGGGCGATTACGCCATGCCATCTTAGGTACGCGTGGCATAACAGCCGCCAGAGCTTCTGTGCTTGCACTGTGCGCCGTTTGTAGTTCAAGTAATAGGATAGTAGCAGCTTTGGTATCAACAGCCCAGCGGTCATGCTCCTGCTGCTCAGCGCATTGCATCTTAAAGCTAAGGTATTTGATTAGATGCTGAACCCCTTCTTCTGATCCGTACAAGGCCAGCAAGTCCTCCTGTATCTTCTCCCATAACAAGGTGTTGATACGGACATCCTCTTCGCAGCGGTGGATGTACTCTTCTGTACTCAGGTTCTCCCAGTCATCAATAACAGGCTTAGGTACACCGAAGTACTCACCCCAATCGGCTAGGCCATGTCGAGCAGCCTCCGGGTACAAGTACCATGACAGGGCTAAGGTATCCACGATCTGTGCTTTGATCTGAATGCCAAGGATGCGCTCTAACGTAGGTTTATCATATCTCTGGAAGTTGTGTCCTACAATGCTATCGCTAGGCTCTAAGTCCCCAAAGAATGCCCGCATTTCATCATACAAGGTAAGGCTAACTTCATTAGCCACCATGCAATGCACCTTAGTAGCCTGAATGCCATCTGTCTCTATGTCTATTACTACATCCATCATCTACCCCTGTACAACCTTGCTGGTTTATCCATTGTATCACAGTAACTAGGTATCCACTTCTTTTCTGATTCTCGGATGTACTCTTTATCACAGGCGTTGCACTTGTACCTGCGTACCCCCTTACCTAGATACTGCGTACTTTCTTCAGACATCACCATCTCCTACTAGGCTCAAGGTAAGTAACTGTTGCTTCATCAAAGTACACATCACAATTGTACGATTGACCGAAATCCCTATCGAATAACATATAGAACTGTGATACGTTCTTGTCTTCAGGAGGGCATTCATCTGTACGATCCCTTGAGATACCATGCCCGTAGTGGAACCACTTCTCCATTGCCCTTGAGCCTGTGAACTCACTTGAGTACACCTTAGCACCTGTCTCGTGCGGCTTAGAACTCTTGGGCTTGGGGTTAACGTGCGTGTAACAGAACAACGTAACAGGGTACGAGTTCACGAAGTCAGACATATCCGTACAGATAGCGTTCAAAGCGTCATTAGCCTCTGATGAACTGAACCTTGACACTAAAGCTGTTAATGGGTCGATAATGAAGATGTTGATACCATCCAGTAAGTGCATCTCCTGCATAGCTATGCGTATATCCTCCCAATCCCTCGAAGCACCGCGATCATAAAAGCGTACCTTGCCCTCTAACCCCATTAGTGTGCTGCGTAGTTCATCATCCTCGTACTCTATGTCAGGGCGTGTAAAGTCCTTCTTAGCCTCTTTACTAGCTAACTTCTTAGCAGTCTTAACTGGTGAGTTCTCTAGGTCAAACATCCCTACTTTCTGATTCTCGTGGTAAACCAGATGGTGTACAAGCTGGTGTTCATGGTCTGTCTTGCCTATCTTAGGCGCAGCACCTACTACATGGATGGTATGCGGGCGTATCCCAAAACAGGCTCTAGTAACTGTAGGCCAAGGGAAGCTAAGCCCCATCTCTGGCTTCAGCATAGCTTTCTCTATGAAGTCATGGATGTCCACAACCTCACCATGGCGTACCTGTACTGAATCCCATACACAAGCCTGATACAGTTCAGACAATCTGCCAGCTAACAAACAAGCGTTCGCGTCCTTCAGCGGTAGCTTGGCAACTTTGAACTCAGGGAAAACCTTCAGGACATCCTTAGTAGCTTTCTCACCAGCAGCGTCCATATCAAAGCACAGTATCACTTCACTGTACGCTTGAATGAACTCTCGGTTATTCATTAGGTCTTTGACTGCTGAGGCTGCACCCCGTGTAAGCGATACCACTCTAGGCTTCAGGTGATTGTACTTAGCGGGTGTTTGGTCGCATATAACTTGGTACAAACTCATTGCGTCCAAGCGGCCTTCAGTAATGAATAGCTTCTTACCTGCGCCGCTCTTAGCGACCTGAGTACCCCATAACTCCACGTCACCCTTGCGGTCACCCACGCTACAGAATGCCTTGTCTAGCATATTGCGTTTCTCATAACCAGTAACAACCCCTTGCTTAGTATCGGGGTAATACGTTGCTGTACAAGTTACACCATCTTGTTCACTCAGCGCAGAGCGTACGCCGTACAGCTTGCACACTTCTTCACTCAGCCCACGGTCAGGGATACCACGAATAGGTAGCTTATGCACCCCTGATATATCTTCTTTAGGTGTATTAGCCTTCTGTATGTATTCTTTCAATTCATTCCCCTCTGGTGGAAAATAGGTATCACAGGCAAAGCAATAAGAGTCAATCTTATCAGGCTTCTGGAATACCTGCCTAGCATCGCTTGATCCACAATCAGGGCAAGCTATGTTATCAATGCACTCACCACTAGCTAAAGTCGAGTTCAACCGCATCACTCCACTCCTCGTACTCTCTTTGCTCAGGTAATGAACTAAAACGCAAGTCCATCATCTCTTGGATTTCACCGCACTCCGTACAGCAAGCGTGATCCCCACCTAGGACTGGTATCATTGTGCCAGCGCATCTATCGCACATCATAATGTTCTCCACTTAGTTAGCGTACATTTAAGCGTACGCTCTTTGATTAAAAAAGGCCATACTACCTTAAAGATTAGCACTAGGCAGCCAATAGGGTACACCACGGACGCTACGAACCACATCCACCAATCCTCTGTTGCGCCATCCTCTAGCTTGCCTAGACGAACCCTAGCGTACAAAAGGGCTAGCGCAGCAGTACAAAGACTAGGCAGTAACCATAATAGTATTACTTGTTCTTGTTCACTCATACATTTCTCCTAATAGTACGACAACTGTGAGTTACATTAGTTCATTACTTTATTCATTTAGCGTAAAAGATAAAGATTAGCGAATAAAGGAACTATATCTAAATCATGGTGTCTAATAACCTATTAATATACTTATGTATCAATAGGCGCTTCTTCTTTTCCTATGTGCCAATAAGTATACTAATTCAGATACTTATAGCTGGAACAGGCTTAAGTGCTACAACACCACAAGTAGCATAAACTTGGTACTTGCTAGTGCTATAGTACTCCTCGAACTCTTGTATAATAGCATCTGGTGGGCATTCATCAATCTGTAAACGCTCTACACTAGCCCCTGTACTGGTTAATATCAGAATGATTAGCGTGTTCATACTGTACCCCTTAATCGTCTATTGTTCCTAGCATTACAGGCTCTCTGAAAGCCTACACTGTACGCTGCAAGAACAGCTTGCATGCTGACCTTATCTTGTACGCTTGCTGCTATCGTTAGGTCTAGGTATCGCATAGCTACTGCTCTATGCTCTGGATTGCAATCCCCTAGCATTTCTCCTGCCTTAATTGCTGCTGTTATTGTTCTCATATCCTTAATCCTCTTTGGTTAACTAAGCCAGTGCTAAATGCACTCGCATTCTTGTACCCTGCTCTTTAGTACCGTTCTTGCTTTGTGCAGTCTAGCGCGTACCTTCGACACGGGTATAGCTAGATCGTCTGCTATGCTCTTATAGGTGTTATCATCCATATGGTAGCGTTTAAACACATCCTGTAGCTTAGCGGGCAACGCTTCCACAGCTTTGCTTATCCTGCTCTCTACATTATCGGCTATAGCTATCTCTAATGGACTACCGCAGTCCGCTACTACAGCCAGCACAGCAGTATCATCTAGTGTAACATGGGCTGTGTCAGTACCCCCCCGTTTTACTACAGTACTCCTTTGATGCTGTAACCTAGCTGCGTTTGTAATAATCCTACCCATCCATGCTGAGAAGTTATCCTCTTTGTAATCCCCCCATGCTACCCATGCGCTCAGATAGCTATCTTGCAGCACGTCCTCTGCTTTGTCTACATTCCAGCAGTGGTTACGCGCAATCTTTAATAGCTTAGAACGCCCAATGCTGTTAATCCTGTGTATGAACTCCTCTTTGCTAGTCATAACGAAATCCTCTAATAGACCTAATAAGGTTACTTGTATTGGTACTTAGTGGGCATCCGTGAGGCCGTCTCCCAGCCTCTACGCTTGCTTGCCTTGACCGCAAGGTACTGCTCGAAGGAGTTGCACGCCATCGCCTTAGAACGGCACTCATTGCGCTTCTCACAGTTATCACACGGCGGCTTCTCGTACATTACCATAGATGTTTCGTGTATAGCCTTGGTCTCACCAGTACCATTAGCGCGATTGTGTTTGCGTTTCATTATGTCAAGGTCGCTCTGGATGATTATCATACGCACCCCCTCCAATGATCGGCCAGCGCATCATCCATTATATCCATTACTAAGGCCGCCTCATCCGGCAAGCCTAGCATTGACGCTCTCGCCGCTTCCGCTGTGCAATCTCTAGCGAATTCAAGGAAACCCGCGCCATTGTACGTCCTATTTACTTGCTCTGCTCTTAAGGCGGTAATAATCTCTTCGAACTCTATTATAAGCTGTATATTATTCATATCGTACTCCCAGTGCTTGGTTTAAGGCCACTAGAGGCCCGTGGTTAACTTCTAAGGCGTTCTAGAGGCGTACCCCTAGTTACCCTATTGGTTACTGCTAGAATCGCTTAAATGCTCTAAATAAGCCTTAACGTATTCACAGCCATACAGCAGTCATAGCAAAAACCCGTATAGCCCTCCTCCGTATGATGCCTATCCGGCGTACCAATGCGCGTGCTATTGCATTTATTACAAACTGGCT